TCCCTCTATTGTATTTTTATATGCCAATATTATTTGACCATAACAGCGTAACAGGTGTAAGTCAGTACTTTGACTATGACCCAGCTAAAGATACATATTATCTAACCACTACTCAAGACTTGAGTGGTATGTTAGACAAGATTAAACAATCAAGAGATAACCCAGATGTATGGGGTAAAGGCGTAAAAGAAGAATGGGCGCACTTTGCTAGTATTCCACCTGTAGTGGAAATGCAGTTAAAGTTAAAAGGGATAGATATATATAACCCTGACCATACAAAAGCTTTAATAAAAGAAATAAACGAAAACTATCCATATCTCAAGTTGACAACAAAGAATGGATGATTACAGTAAAGAGTTTAAATACTGGTATGAAAGAATATACCTACAAAGTCCTAGTCTATGCAAACTAGAGTATGATGATGAAAAAATGTGGGAAGCATGGAAAGCAGCACAAACATCATTTGCTACAATGATAAAAGCTAATAACGAACAAAACTAGATGGACTTAAACGAAATAAAACAAATACAATTAGCCATACATGACCTTATCAACAAGGAAGAGTATGACAAAGCATTGCCACTTATATATTCTGTATTAGAAGAATATCCTAATGACGCTGCTACACTAAACTTTCTAGGATATATCTGGTTACAAGGCGATAAGCCTGCATTTGCATATCAGTTCTTCCGTAGAGCATTACAAGAGATGCCAGGCAATAAAGCTATATGGACATCTTTAGGTCGTGCAGCACATGAACTAAACATGTATGAAGATGCTCTAAAGTATTTCTTAAAGTCAGCAGAATTAGACCCTACATACGCATTAGCTTATTCTAATGCAGCAGCAACATTAGTCCAAACATCTAAATGGGATGATGCAGAGAAAGCCTGTAAGATGGCTTTAGAATGTAACCCTAACGATATACATGGTCAACTAAACCTAGCACATAGCTATCTAGCTAAAGGTGAATGGGATAAAGGTTGGGAGTATTGGGGTAAGTCACTCGGTGGTAAGTTTAGAAAAGAATGGGTGTATGGTGACGAAGTAAGATGGGATGGCACTAAAGACAAAACACTTATTATCTATGGCGAACAAGGTTTAGGTGATGAGATATTCTATGGTAGCTGTATTCCTGATGCTATCAAGTCAAGTCATAAAGTCTACATAGACTGTGACCCAAGATTAGAAGGTTTATTTACACGTAGCTTTCCTGAAGCAGAAGTGCATGGCACTCGTAAAGAAGATAGACCTGAATGGTTAGCAGATAAGAAGTTTGATTACAGATGTGCAATAGGTGGATTACCTGAGTTCTTTAGACATACGAATAAAGACTTTCCTGGTACACCTTATCTAAAAGCTGACCCTGAAAGACGCACTATGTGGCGTGGGTTATTTGACTCATGGGGTAAGAAAGTTATAGGTATTACGACTAAGGGTGGTATTAAACATACTAACGCTAAAGGTCGTGAACTTACACAAGAAGATATAGAGCCATTATTAAAGCTCAAAGACTATGTATTAGTCAGTTTAGACTATAGCGTAGAACGCAAATTAGACGGTGTTAAATACTATGATTTTGCGACAAACGCAAAAGACTATGATGATACAGCAGCGTTAATAGCTGAATGTGATATGGTCATAGGTGTGAATACTACAGCATTACATTGTGCAGCAGCTATGGGTGTAAAGACATGGTGTCTAGTTCCTACATGGCATCAATGGCGTTATGCACAAGCAAGTATGCCTTGGTATCGTCACATGAGACTCATATATCAAGACAATGACAAATGGTCAGAAGTTATCAATAAAGTAGCCAAGCAATTAAATGGGACTTGGTGATTGGTTAATGGCATCAGGTGATGCTAAAGAAGCTAATGAAAGAACCGGTAAAAAGGTTAAGTTAGGTGATGGCGTTAGAATGTCATGGGATGGTCAAGTATTTGCTAACAATCCTAGAATGGCTAGTAACTCTGATACAGACGTAGTATGGGTTAAAAACTATCAAGGACATAGACCTTATCTCAAAGGCACAAAGAATGGTCGGTTATTATTCAATGATGACTATAAACCTAGACCAGGTGAAATATACTTTAACCAAGTAGAAAAGAAAAACATAGAAAAGATAGATAAGGACTACATAGTTGTAGAGCCTAATGTCAAAAAACTTTATATACACACAGTCAATAAAGCATGGCATGGTTGGGAAGAGTTACTTAAACATGACTTACCATGGATACAATTAGGTGATGTTACTACTGAAAAGAAAACAAAATGGGTAGAAACACCAACCTTTAGAAACGCATTAGCAATATTAAGCAAAGCAAAGTTATTTGTAGGGACAGATGGTGGTTTACATCATGCAGCAGCAGCATTAGGCATACCTTCTGTAGTTATATGGACAGGTTTTACTTCACCGAGGCATTTAGGATATGATACCCATAGAAATATACATGACGGTTCAGAGCCATGTGGGACTTATGATAGCGTATGTCAGCATTGCCTTCTAAAAAGCAAAGCAATCAGCATAGAACAAGTTTTAGATGCAGTTAATACTGAGTGGCATAGAACGTAGAGATAACGTCTTAAAACGCTTACAAACGCATTGTAAGGGCATTTTAACAAAAGAATGGGATGGTAAGTCAATTCCAGTCGTAGTAGGTAATTTACATGGTGCAGATAAGATACAAATATCATGTAGAGAACAAAAAATACCATATATTTTGATAGACCATGGCTATTTTCATAGAGAAATGGACTTATCGTGGGCTAGATTCTGTGTAAATAACTATCATTGCACAGATTGGCGTGAGTCTGATAGAGAAATACCTAAAGTTCACGAGTATCGTAGTGGTGAAAACGTAGTTATCTTACCACCACCAGAAAAAATATCTTACATTTATAAAACTTCTGATTGGTTAGATGCAACCATAGAAGAAATTAGAAAGTATACAGAGAGAAAAATTGTCATTAAGCGTAAAGGCGAAGGTGACTTTAAGAAAACATTAGAAAAAGCTCATGTTATTGTGAGTTTTGGTAGTGTAGCAGATGTAGAAGCACTTATTCGTGGCGTTCCTGTCATAGGTTCACCATATAGCCCTGCAATTCCTGTATCCAATAACATAAAAGACATAGAAAACTTAACACATTTTGATAGAACAGCATGGTTAAGCTCATTAGCTGCGAGTGAATGGCATAAAGATGAGATGGACAAGTGCTGGGATAGACTAAAAGGACAATTAGATGGCATTTACTAACTATAGTGCGTTTGTAACTACAGTAGAAAACTACTTAGCACGAACAGACTTATCATCACAGATACCTGACTTCATTCAGATGGCACAATTCAGAATGACTCGTGATTTAAGAACAGAAAGAATGTTAAAGGTTGCTACTGCTGATACAACAGATAGCACAGTAGGCTTTCCTACAGACTTTTTAGAAGTCAGAGAAATACACATGTTAGGAAACCCACCTGTATTACTAGAGTTTCAGTCACCTGACTTATTCTTTAGAGATGGTCAAACAACATTATCAGGAAGACCTCACTATTTCACAATGTTAGGTACAGAGTTTAAGTTTGCACCAGGTCCTGATACAAGCTACACAGTTCAAATTTTATATTATGCTCAACCTACATTTATATCTAGCACAACAGCTAGTAACTTGTTCTTAGCATACTATCCAGATGCTCTACTTTACGCAACTCTAGCAGAAGCAGAACCATATCTTATGAACGACCAAAGAATTGCTACATGGTCTGCTTTATACGATAGAGCAATTGCGAATATTAAGAAGAGTGATTTAGGTGCAACATATCCATACACAACATTAAGCGTAACACCAAGATAAAGGAAAATATTATGGCAGAAATGAGTAACTACCTAGAGAATGCGTTAATTAATGCAACTCTACGCAACACAACATATACATCAGTCGCAACAGTATATGTATCACTATGGACTTCAGACCCTACAGATGCAGGTAGTGGTACAGAAGTATCAGGTGGTTCATACGCTAGAACAGCAGTCACATTTGGCGCACCTTCTAACGGTGTAACAACTAACTCTGCTGACGTTACATTCCCAACAGCAACAGCTTCATGGGGAACTGTAGGTTGGATTGGTATTAATGATGCTTCTACATCAGGTAACCTTCTATACCATAGCCCATTAGATACATCTAAAACAATTGATACTGGTGATATATTTAAAATTTCATCAGGCAACCTTTCAGTTACTTTAGCCTAAGGATAACTCATGGCTCTTGTAGTCAAAGATAGGGTACGGGAAACTTCTACCACAACAGGCACAGGTACTATTACGCTTGCTGGTGCAGTAAGTGGCTTTCAGTCATTCTCTGTTATCGGCAACGCTAATACTACTTACTACGCTATTGTAGGTGGTTCAGAATGGGAAGTAGGTCTAGGTACTTACACATCTTCAGAGAGTCTAGTAATAGTGGTTCTCTAGTCAACTTTAGTGCAGGTACTAAAAACGTATTTGTCACTTATCCTGCTGAAAAAGCTACATACCAAGACGCTAATGGTACAGCCATAGCACCACAACTATCAGCAAGTAATGGTCTTGTAGAAAACGCTAATACTGTATCAGCAAACTACACGATACAAACAAACTATAATGCTATGAGTGCAGGACCTGTTACAGTCAATTCAGGAATAAGTTTAACTATACCTTCAGGAAGCAATTGGGTGGTCGTATGAGTATTACTCTTAATGGTACAACAGGCATTTCAGGTGTAGACGGTTCATCTACAGCACCTGCCTTTCAAGGAACAGATACCAACACAGGTTTATTCTACGGAACAGATATTGTAGGTATCTCTACAGGTGGTTCAGAAAGAGTAAGAGTAGACGCATCTGGTAATGTAGGGATTGGTACTACGAGTCCTGTTGCTAGTTATCGTTTGTCAATTTATGACCAAACTAATGGTGCAACTAATATTAGTGGATTAGCTCTAATCGAACCTGGTGCTGCAACAAGTTACTCATATTTTAAAACTACATCTCAAGCATCAGCAGATACTAGAACAATCATTGGGAATGGTGCTGCATCTCGTGCATTTGCATTTGAAACTGGTGGCACAGAACGTATGCGTATAGACTCTAGTGGTAGATTAATGCTTGGCACAACAACTACAAGTATTTCTTCATTAGATGCTAAATATTTTGACGCTGCTGATGGTCAAAGATTATTTTCAGCTAGAGGAAGCACTGCTGCTAGAGAGCATATAATTTTTTTAAACCCTAATGGTGATGTAGGTTCTATTGACACAACTAGCTCTTCAACTGCATATAATACATCATCTGACTATCGTCTAAAAGAAAACATTACACCAATGACAGGTGCTTTGGCTAAAGTTGCATTATTAAAACCAGTTACATACACATGGAAAGTAGATGGTTCTGATGGTGAAGGTTTTATAGCCCATGAGTTACAAGAAGTAAAACCAGATTGCGTAACAGGAACTAAAGATGAAGTAGATGCAGAAGGTAATCCTAAATATCAAGGCGTAGACACATCATTCCTAGTAGCTACTCTAACAGCAGCTATCCAAGAACAACAAACCATCATCAACGACCTAAAAGCAAGAGTCACAGCATTGGAGGCTAGCAATGTCTAAAATTTCGCTAACGCCTAATGCTTCTGGTACAGGTAACTTTATAATAGCAAGTCCCAACAGTAATACTGACAGAACACTTACGCTACCAGATAGCACAGGAACTGTAGTAGTCACAAGTGGTGCACAAACAATAGAGTTTGCTGACGGCTCTGCATCAGCACCATCTATTACTAATTCAGGTGATACTAATACAGGTATATTTTTCTCTGCTGCTGATACTATAGACTTTGCTGAAGGTGGTGCTGCTGTTGGTCAATTTGACTCATCTGCTAACTTTAAATTTAACTCTGGTTATGGTTCTGTAGCCACAGCATACGGATGTCGTGCATGGGTAAACTTTAACGGTACAGGCACACCAGCAATTAGAGCTAGTGGAAATGTAACAAGTCTTACTGATAATG